TAGCTTTCATGCTTAAACTTTGCGTAATACTTCCTAGTCAGGCTATCAATAAAGCCCAACTGCGCCTCTGATAGTCCCCTCTCAGCATAATTAGGCTTTTGCTGGCTCTGAGAGCGCGCAGGACGCCGCTTAGACTCTTTTCTGCACCAACCCTGCCAAAAAGCCGTAACGCTGTTATATGCGGCTCTATTTCCGTTCTTCTCATCCCACAAGCGAATATCGGTTAACACCTCATTGGCATCTAACCCAAGCTCAGTTGCATAAGCCAAGTCAGCCTCAGTAGGTGTCCAATCTGATACCTTTTGCTTCGATGATGTCTTGCTATTATTATTTATGTTAAGAGTTCTATAAGTGTTAGTGTGTCTCTGTGACACCTCTAGAGGTGTCTCTGTGACACCAGTAGATTCTGTTTGAGGTGTCAGTGTGACACCATTAGAATTGATTTGAGGTGTCTCTGTGACACCAGTAAAATGTATCCGATAGACATCTGTTTTGTTATATCGCTTCTCTCTGCTGATGAAGCCGACCTGTTCCAATTTCTTCAGCTTCCTAATCACAGTGCTTCGACTGCCCTCAGTGACAGTTACAAGCCTGTCTATTGAAGGCCACGCATCACCAGTTGATTCGTTGTAATGATCCGCTAGTGCTAACAGCACCAGCTTTGCCAGTGGATCGTCCAGCTTCTGCTCAAACGCCCATCCTATTGCCTTTACACTCATGTTATTCTCCTCATAGATTTTATGTCGTAGTGAGCAACCAGTTCTATATCCTGCCAGTCGCCTCTGTTATTGTGACCGCCGATCCTAACATCAAACGGCTCGTTAAAGTCCAGAATACCCAGACTATCTGTGAACTCAACAAGTAAATACGCCTTTACCATACAGGCCGTTGCAAGTTTTTGTGCGAACAACGCCTTGTTGAGGCTAACCATATACGTTGGGTACTGACCCATAGGATTGCTACGCTTCCGGCACTCGACAAAGTACAAGGGCTTGTTACTGCCAGCCTCATGCACCACAAAGTCTAGCCTGTATGCAATCGGTAGCTTACGAAACTCGTGACCCTTCCTAGCACATAACCGCTTCATCATAGCGATCTCGCCGTCCAAGTCGTCCTGTGTCTCGTAGTACGGCCTATTCACTGTCAGCCCAACCCTCTCGTACAAGCATACACCACGTTGGAAACGAGATGACCGCCGTGTTATCTTTGTCGGCAAAATCAGCATTGATGCTGGATAACCTGACAACGCACTTTATCGGTTGCCTGTCGTACTTGAAAACCAGCACAGGCTCAGTGCCATTGGCATTACTAGCCGCCGTGACCTGTAACCACCACTCCGGCTTGTAATTACCGCCAGCATTACTGGCATATCGCTTGGCCTCTATTGTCCAGCCGTCAAGCCCAATCAAGTCGCCGTGCTCACTAGCCCTGTACTGTTCCAAGTCTCGCTTAACCTCAACGCCTAGCTGATCCTGTATCATCCTAGCCAGTTCGCGCTCAAAGTTTGCGCCCTTTACTCTGCCATTAGTCATTCGCTTCACCCATAGTTCATAACCAGCCAAGCCATAATAGCCACCTAGACTAACCGTCTGGTAACTAGCGTCCCTTGGACGGTATTTGTTTGTTATGCGACATTGCCACTTCATGCGGCCTCACCACCCAGAACCCAGTTCTCAGCCGTATCCTCAGCAAACTGCTCAGAACGCCCTGTCAGGTTCACCTCACTGATAATCGCGGCATCCTTCACAAACATCACGACATACTCGCCCTTTTCTCTGAAAACGAACGCCGCCCTGTCACTGAAGTCACCACTGCCGAAAAACTGATGCACTAACATTTATTTACTCACCTTATAAATCATAATCCCACCTTGTCTTTACGCTTTTAGCCTGTGCTTCATTGCGTTTTCTACCGTTAGTGTTCCAATCAAATAAAGAGGACTGACCGTGAATGTACCAATTAGAAGCCTTGTAAATCGTCCCTAAATGAACCTCATTATCTTGGTATGAAACCAATTTATTTATATCTGGAAATTTTTTACGAATGGACTTAACCATTTTAGATATAGTATATGTCGCGGTGTTCTTAGGGCAAAAACTTGAGAGAGCAAGTCTCCTCAACTCTAAAACAGTTTTACCATTCTTAAATCTGTTTTGAGCAACTGGTGAAGACCATATGCCTGTACCAATTATAGCCTGCTCATAAGTAAATACATAACAAACATAATGTGTATTTCTGACGACATTAGACCAATGTATTTTAGGCAGTCGGCTATGCCAGACACTATTGAGCAGACAACATATCTGCGCCTTTTCTTCAGCTACCTCAATATCTTTTACATTTATTTCCATCACTTCACCTCAAATTCTTCACACCAGTCTTTCAGGTTGACCTTGCCGCCTGACATCTGATACAGCCGCATCATCTGCCTTGATGATGGCGGTGCTTTGCGATTGACCCAGTTGTGTACTGTTGGTTGGGTTACATTCAGCATCCTTGACAGTTCAGCCTGTCGGATGCCCTTCGTTACGAGCCATTCTGCCAATTTCATTTTATTATCCTGTGGTTAAAATTAATCAATATAAACCTAATATAATTTTTTGCTTGCTAGGTCAACTAAGATTTGTTAAAACCAGTTTATAACAAATAGCGAGGAAAATATGAAATTCACAGTTGAAGAATATCGCAAGGCGTTACAAAGTCATGACTGGTTCTATGACTGCTCAGAAGACCCAAGCGTGTTTCGCAGAGGTGCTGAACAACGGTCAACCCTTTACGCTATGCAGTATCAGTTAGATCGTGATTACAAAATCTGGAATGAGTTCGCCCCTCAAATTTATCATCGTGAGGTCAGTCATGGCGACAGTTAACCCAACAAGAACAAAAACGGCACATCATAAATGTAAAAACTACAAAGTTAGTTTTGTGGTTGAGTTTTATAAAGAGCTTGTTCTGTGTGCGCGGTCAGGCAGTGAAGCAATGGAGTTGGCAGAGGCGCGGCTAAGAAAACGCCATAGCAGTATGTCTCAAAGAGGATTTGTGATCGGCGATGTGGAATTTATAAAGGTTGAAGAACATGAGTGAAGAAAATTTCTTAAAGATTGGTCTGGATCACTTCAGCCCATCACAGCTATTGAGGCCGACACCTAACTGGCTGTTTGAGTATGTCTATCTTGACAAGGATCAGCGCAGAGCGATCACAGTCGGAGAGAACGCCGCTTACGGTACTGCCGTCCACAATGGCATACAGGCTTATCTTGGCGGCTATGTTGACATGGATCAGGCTGTTGATCAGGCGTTGCTGGACTATGACTTTCATCCGGCTGACGAGGACGAGGAAAAGCGCATCGAGTTCCGTGAACGCATTGACCCAGCCGTCCGGCTTGGCTGTGAGCATTTTGCTGAGATGGTGGGCGCAGAAGCAGAGCATAAGATACATCTGGAACTGCCTGATGTATCCATACCGCTTACTGGCTACATTGACTTGGTACATGACGGCAATCTGTACGAGATGAAGACCAAAGCACCACGCAAAGGTCAAATCAAAAAGGACGGCACTCGTGGCTGGTCTAAGCCAGCTATGCCAAAAGAGCCAGACTATAACCACCTATGTCAAGTTGCTGTGTATCAAAAGGCAACAGGCTTAAAGCCTAACATCGTCTATATTAGCGACACTGACATAGCGCATTTTGATCAGGACAACTGCGATAAGCTGTCACCTGAACACTTAGAGTTCTGCCTGTACGACTTGCGGCGTAGGGCATTAATCCGGCAAAACCTACTGGCAATCAGCACCGACCCCAAGGTGCTTGCTGGTCTGGTAGAGCCAGAATTTAACCATCCATTTTATTGGAACAACCAGTTTATTGATGAAGCGAGGACATTATGGAATCTATAAACAAATCTGTGTGGAATACACTATCAGCCGTTGACGTTAACAAATACGCCGAAAAGAAAAACGGCTTTACCTATCTTAGCTGGGCATGGGCTTGGTCTATCCTTAAAGACCACCATCCTGATGCCACCTATCACAAGCATATCTTTAACGGCCTACCCTATATGCTAGACCCCAATGGCTACGGCTATGTGCAAGTCACAGTATCCGTTCCAAGCCAAGATGCGTCATGCACAGAGATTATGCCTGTCCTGAACCACGCTAATAAGCCGATCCAGAACCCAGACAGCTTTGAGGTGAACAAGTCGCTTCAGCGTTGCTTGGCAAAGGCCATAGCCGCGCTAGGACTGGGCGCATATCTATTCCAAGGTGAAGACCTGCCGCAAACTGTTTCAAGCAGTCCTGCGCCGTCTGCGCCACCACCAGCTAAAGATTTCAAGAAGGTGTCTATCCCTCTTGACCAAGAAATCAGGTTAGCACCTGACTTAGAGAGCCTTAAAACTCTTTATAACCGTGTCTCTTTGTCTCTAGCACCAGAACCTCTGACACCAGAACAAAGAGCTTTGTTTAGCCAACGCAAACAGGAGATTCTAGCACATGGCTGATTATGATAATAACCTTCGAGGCGTTCTATTTGTGAACCACAAAAAGGATAACCCTAAACAACCTGACATGACTGGATCATGTGAGATTGACGGCGTGGAATACTGGCTTTCAGCGTGGAACAAAGTATCCGCTAAAAAAGAAACTTACATGAGTCTTGCGTTGTCACTAAAAGACGCAAAGCCTAACGGTGCGGCACAGCCACAGCCACAGGCGCAACAACAGGTAGCCCTAGATGATGACGTTCCTTTCTAGGTTTCGCCG